AACATAATCTGAGCCTTTTAAGTCTCCAAATACCCCTCCATCATTTACGTCTAAAATATGTTTATTAAAATTACGGTCAAAACAGTTTTGTAGGCCGTTTACCTGCATCTGTATATTACCAGTTAGAGTACCCCCTGCGGTATCTACTATGCTATAAGAATTACACAGTAATCGTACTGTACCTATAGGAGTCGTAAACCCGTTTTTACCCGCTAGAGTAGCAGGAGCAGTATCGTTAGATACACCTGCAGTAGAAAATACATTAAAAGTAAGCGGAGAAGAGTTATTAATAACTTCTACAGTTAACACTTCATCGGGTTTAGAAAGTTCATAAATAGTAGCAAAAGTTTGACCAAAACCAAATTTATCAGCTGATTCTTCTATTACCCCGTCAACTGCTATACTGCCGTCAATTCTTCTTCTAGGTACGGCTTTAAAATTAATTACTGGAACAGGAGGAACACTTAAGGGGCTGTCTATATCGGTATAAGCAGTAGGTTCATAGTTTATAAATGTATCTGAATCTACATATATATTAGATATATATTCTACTGCAGATATAGTAAACTCTTCTTGCTCAGGCTCTCTACCTATATCTGTTATCTTAAATAACTTACCTGATTTATTAGTGTAGTAATTACTAGTATCTTCAAATTCTCCTAAACTCCATAAATCACCTTTCTTAGGTGCTACGTTAGCTAGTAATCCTGCACCAGAAAGACTAGTTAGATTCTTAGTTATAGGGTTGAATCTTGCAACTACAGATACATTAGCAGTATCACTACCTGTACTTACGTTACCAGTACTAAACAATTCATAGTTAGTGTTGCTTACTATAAATAAATCCATCTGGTCACTATCAGATCTTATAACTCTTAAAGCTATAGGATATGTATTGCTAGTAAAAATATTATTAGTTAGGCCGGGAACTGTAAAGTGCTCTAAAGTAACGTTAGTATCTGTACCTACTGATACAGCACTATTAGCTATAACTTTTCCACCGTAACCATAAGCTATACCAGTACCTTGACTAGCAATAGCTATTACATCGCCTGGACTTAGATAAAGTGCTTCTGTACCAGTAGTAAAGGTAGTAGTTCTTCTCATATACTTACTTGCAGCTATTTGGTACTGAGCAGCACGCATAGCTTGGCTTCTTCTGGTAACACCTAGTAATTCTAAGCTAGCTATGTTTTCTATTTCTGCTGCATCAGTGCCATCATTAGCATCAGCACTATCTATACGCACTACTTCTCTTCTAAAGTGATTACTTGGTTCTATATAACTTACGTCTACGCCTGTTAGTACATCGCTTTCTTTAGTTCCAGCTATTTGAAAAGTACCTTCTTTAATATTAGCTTCATTAAATAACATAACAGGAAACTCATCAGGCATATCTACAGCTAAACTAAGCTTACCACCAGCATATATAACAGCCGCACGTATAGAAGCAGCTAAAGAATTTAATAAATCTATAGTTTGTCCTTGTGCAGAGATAGTTAAGTCAGTTACAAACCTTCTCTCAGATAATACAACACCTTTACCAAGACCTACTTGATTTTCTCGTATAGTGATAAACTCTCCTCTAGGCTTATGCCTAAAAGATCCATCAGCCATACCCGTTACTCCTATAAAGTTGCCACTACTACTATCACAAGCGTCTGCATACTGTGCTACCTGATAAAATCTGTACTTATCAATGTTTTCTTCTGCTATACCTAACCCATAGGTTTTATTAGTAAGTATATCATAAAGAATCCAAGCAGGGTTTTGAGTCCAAGAGTATACAAAAGTACCATCCCAGCCTCCTACATATATCTGAGGATTAGCTTGTGTAAGTACTGTACCCGTACCTGATTTTTGTAACCTATAACCAGTGTTAGTCAAAGTGCTGCTAGGTATTTCTACCTCTCTCCAGTCTACTTCCCCATTTTCTAGAATAGGTTGATTATAATTACTAGGTACTTTGACTAACAATCCTTTTACTAAAGAAGTAAAGGTAGGAACTCCTCCCGTATGTTCATTTTCTGCTTTTAGTGCATAACCAATTACTGCAGTACGGGGATACGCTTGTTTTGAATTCTCAATTTCATTCCAACCAGTTAACGCAACTACTTCAGCAATCTTAGAGCTGTCAGAGTCATTAGAGGTTTTACGTACAGTAAATCTATAACCATCTAATGACTTGTATTGTTCTGGTATTTCTACTTTTACATTAAAGTTAAATGGAGTAGTAGTTTTGCCATTAATAGATCTATTTCTACTAGCAATTAAGGTAGTACCAAGTCTATCAAATACCTCTACACTAACACTTATACTATGAGGAAGAGTATTACCATCTTCATCTTGTTTTACTAATTGCCCTATTTGAAAGTTAAAAGATAGTGAGTCCCAGTCTGAGGAGCTTGTATCTTGTAATGTTACCGAACTAGAAGGTATCCCAGATAAGTTACCTTTTTTTAACCTTACTGCGCTACCAAAATTTTGAGGAGTTATTATTGCTTCACCAAATACGGCCATACTATCTTGAGTATTAGTGCCTGTTCTATAAGCGTAGACAAATTTATCAGTGTTAGCTAAGCCATCACCGTCTAAGTTAATTAAGTCGTCTATAGTACCATCTTGAATTTCTATGTCTTGAGGACCGTTAGGATTTACCCTATATATAGGCCCTTCTCCAAGACCCACCGTAACAAATATGATATCAGTAGAAAACAAGCTATTTGGAGACTCTGTAGGAGCTGCAGGAGGCTCTGCAGTACCGCCACCACCTTTACCTCCTTTAGATCCTATTATTCTTGGAACTAGACTATTTGAATGATGAACATATTGCTTAATTATAGCCATTAAAAACTTTCCCCTACTTTAACTATGTCAGCCTTACCGTGCTCTGTGGATTCTATGTAACCGCTTAAAAACTGCCCAGAAATTCTAGGCATACCGTAGTGCAAAGCAACAGGAGTACCGCTAGTAGTAGAGTTAGTTAAAGAGCCAAATATACCGTTTTCTCTAACTGCCTCGTCTGTACTACCTGTACTTACGCCTGTAGCAGTAGGTTGTCTTTGAAAAGCTCTAGATACCACGCTTATAGCTACATTTGTAGCAATACTTTTAATAAAAGTAGGTAAAGCCTTAAAGGCATTAAATATACCACCAAAAAATCCAGTACTAGCACCAGCGGTTCCAACAGCACCAGCACCTGCAGTACCAGCACCTGCAGCACCTCCCAAAGCACCTAAACCTAAGCCTCCGGTAAAAGCTACTACAGCGAAAATAGCAAGAATAGCAAATAAACCACCACGCTTACCTCCGCCACCTATAATAGCTGGAGCAAGATATATAACATCACCCTCCTTAGCTTTAGTCATGTAAAGCTCTTCGTTACTAATAACATTTAAATTTTTATCTAAAAAAGAGTAACCTTCATTATGCTCCCCAGATACTTCTTGTTGAGATAGGTAATAAGCAAATTTGGGGTGCATAGAATTAACGTAAAATAGTACATCAGCATAGCTATGTATATCAATAACATAGTTAGATTGATCAAAAAATTTACTAAAAGCTGATTGGATTTTAAGATTAATTAACAAGATGCTCTTCCTTAAACTTATCAAATTTTAGAGCGTCTACGCCTTTATCATACCAATATATAAAAAACTTATTATTAAATCCTACTAAAAAATTATATTCATTAAAAGCAGCACTTATTTTATCTTCAGAACTAGGAATAGGATTTTCATCCCCAGGATGAGAATGAAAGATACCCCAAATATTTTTATCATGAGTAACTAAAGCAGCAGGGTCTAGAAAGAATGTTGTAGTAGGATTATTACTTAAATTATTACAAGGAATATACTTAAAGTCTTTAGTTATTATACCTACAGCTTCACGAGGGTAGGAAGATAGTGAATGAACATTCATATCATCTTTTAGTTGCTTAAAGTTTTCCATCTGTATACCCCCACCGTATATTGTTTATAGTAATTCCCATAAGGAGCAATCCAGCTCTTATGCTTTGACATAGTTTGTAACATTTTGTTTCTAGCTACGTATAAAGAACAGTGATTAACTACATGGGTAGATCCTAAGCTCATTAGTATCACATCATACTTATTAGGCTCTTGTACTTTTATCCAGCCATTATCTTCCGTAGCTTGATCTAACATAAACTGACTGTGAGTCTTTTCATACCAATTTTCATCTACTATGTTACACAAATCTGAGGTAATGTACGGAATATCTATATCTAATTCTTGTTTATAAACATACCTACATAAATTAAAACAATCTATTCCCTGATCTATATCGTTACCTAAATGCTTGTAGGTAAAACCTGTGTATTTTTCATACCAATTCATTATATCTATATATACCATGTATATAATCTATCCAATACAAAGACAGATTGTCTATACGTGATACTCCCCCATGTTCTATATGCAATAACTTATTTGGATGTAAATATATACCAAAATGAATTATTAGATTTGTTCTTCTTGACTTAAATGCTATTACATCATAATTTTTCATATCTGTCAAGCTAACTTTTACAGAATACCTTAACAGTTGTTCGTCTATAAATGTAGGGGTAAATTTTTTAATCCAAGTAATGTCATGAGGATACTTAGGCAGTACAGCATCTATATTAAATTCTTGTTTACAAAACTCAGAAACTAGAGTTATACAGTCACAAGTACCGTACTTGTGTGGGATATTTAGATAGCGCTGTACCATGAGGCATACTCCGGGAATATTTCCATAAAGGACTCTTTTCTACTTTTATCTAGCTTATCATTATATTGTTTAAATTCTAATAACTTATCAGAATCGTCTTTAGAATTCATATAAGATACCCAGTCATTAATATCAGATATTTCATAAGACTCTAGAAGATTAGCGTAATTACTTATAAAAGCAGTGTAAAGAGCAGTTATTTTATTTTTAGTAGATAAAGGTAGACAAGTTACAGATTGATGAGAAGGATTTAACAAAGTAGTACCGTTAAACGATAAGTTATATTTCTTACACCATAAAATTAAATTAGGCATTGAAGTTATACTATATATACTTATAACAGCACTTAAAGTTGTAATTCTATCTGCAAATGTTATTGTATTTTTCTCAAAAGTATCCCATGACAAACCACTCCTGGTATATTCAGCTTTTTTGCCATAACCATCTATACTAGGCCACAGACTTACGGATTTGAAGTTAGACCACAAACTTTGTAGATTATGATTTTTATACTTACTATAGCTTAAATTAGTATTATAGGTTAGCTCTATATCTTTTGCATAGTTATTTTTTATTAAATACTCTAGTAGTTTATAATGACCATCTTGTACAAAAGGCTCTCCTCCAGCAAAGTAAACATGCTCAATACTTGCAGCTATAGTAGCTAAGCTATTCCAAAAAATAACATTATTAGTATAATTATCTATAGCTTTTTTATGGGGAAAATCAGGGTATTCTTTATACCAGCTAGTAGAGGCGTCAGGACCACAAGTTCTACATTTAAAGTTGCATAAATTACCAAAGCGAATATCTAAGTAGGTAGGAGTATGAGATACTAGTCCCTCAGAATTAGTATTTTTTTGTAAACTAGCATACTGCGCATATTTTTTATTACTTATCTCTCTACTACTAATGTTACCAGTAGCCTCTTTATTATAACAGGCTTGAGCACATTGTAAAGGCACCTGCCCTTCTATAAAACTTTTTCGTATTTTTTTATAGCTGGCATTATTCCAAACATCAGTAATATCATCAGTATGTACTCCTAATACTTGTGTATCAGGAACATAGTCTGCAAAACAACAAACTTTATATTCGCCAAGTATATTACCATGTAAATGTATCCAAGGTAATATACAACCCTTAATATTATTGTCTTGGTACTGTTCTTCCTGTTGCAGGGAAACCTCCGAAGTGTATTTGATTATTTCGTAAAGTACAGGCAGATAACGACTTAGCACAAACATCACCAAAGGCGTCAGAGGCTATCTCATTATTTGCAGCTATTGGGTTAGCGTTAGAAGTAAGTGACGTTCCTGGAATAGCTAGTCCTCCAGGACCAGGATACTGACACTCTTCACCTTTATACCGCCACTGGCAAGTATTTTTATAATATTTTCTCTTAGGAGTAACAACTTTAAAATACTGTAACCAAGATACTAAGCCAAAGTTAGCAACATAGTCATTTAAGCTTTCAAGTTGATTTATTTTAAACTTGTCTTCGATATAGCTTTCAGGATCAGCTTTATTATTGACTATGTATATAGGCGCGCCTACAGATACTTCATCTCCTAAAGGATTAGATAAGAATAATAATCTATTTTCTTCTATAGCTTGTATAGTACCTTCAACGTTACTACTAGTAGTAATAACATTATCACCTACTCTATAAGGTACTGCATTAAAAACTTCTACTACATTAGATGTTATGAAACGTACAGTACTATACTCAGGCCAGTAATCTATAAAATTTGCAAAAGTAGTTTTAATTTCTACTACAGCACCTAATAAATCACGAGTATCTTGTTTTTGTGCTTGCCATCTACCCTTTACTATTTCTGTCTGTGTTTTTGTAAAAGTAGCATTAGCACGTCCGTATGTGTTAACTATATCAGTACTATAGGCTAAACCATTAGCACGAGCTCTAGTAAGAGTGTCAAAAGCATCGTCTCCTTGACTACCTACATCAGCAGGAGTTGCATTTACAGTTCTAGGATCGATTCCGTGTACAGGCTCATTATTAACTACAGCTATAACTGAGTTAGATAAATTATTACCTACTAAAAAAGGATCTTCTACTATTGCTGAAATAATGTTATCTACATTAAATACTGTTAGGCTGAGTTCATTAATTTTACCATCAGAATTAACATCAAATCCAGATAAATTTACAGGAAAGGGCATATAATTTATTCCGTCATGTATGACATTATAATACAAGTCTGAGCTATAATCCCCAGTAACTTCTGCAAATCGAATAGGAAAGTCTAAAGGCCAAGCTCTGCCCTCTCCCTGCCCAGTAGGATTACCATTTTGATTAGGAGGATACCACTCTCCAGGATAGTATATAGAGTAAAGTCTAACAATAGGGTTTTGACTAAAAGAATTTTTCTCAGCTATAAAAGTACCTGGAGTGATAGCACTTATATTAGCAATAGCTGTAGTAACATTACCTGACATAACATTAGGAGTAAAAGTATTTGCTTGACTTAGTTTACCTGAAGTAGTTCCAGATATAGTTATAGAATTGGAGTGTATAACTTCAGTAGAACTGAATTGCTGTAAACTATTATTAAGTTTTACTTTTAGAGTATTAGAAACAGAATCAACATTAGCTATAACTGCTGTAGTAGCAGTTGTGTTACCTACTATAAAATTAGAGGTAGTAAAACTAGCTGCGTTAGAAACAGTTAATATAACGTCATAGTTACGAGCAGTCATTAGTCAAAAACCTCTTTTAATTTAAATTTAATATCGTAGTAATTATCAGTAAGAGCAGGGCCGTTTGATAAAATTTGAGATATCTGTAGATCAGCACCGAACTTAACTGTAATTGTACCAGATTCATTTATGTGTGCCAAGTCAAATATAAAAGTCTCAAACTCTCCACTTCTTGCCGTATAGAAATTCTCAATAGCTGTTTTTTCTATACCAGTCACGTTAGTGTATGATAGATCATACTCTCTCTTAGAACGTCTAGACTTTAAGCGCCTTTTCTCATAGCCAGCCTGCGAAGTAAAAGTAGCTACATCAAAACTTCTCTTAGAAGATATGCCCTTATCGGGTTTTCTATCAGCCATAGAACTAAATCTATCTACAGAAGTTACAGAAGAGTCAAATACTCTTATACTTAGCGTATCTGTAGCACTTACCGCACCTAGAGGCGCTCCACTAATTACTGTTTGTGGGGTAGGGCTAATAACTAGAGGCTCACTAGTAGCACTATCATATCTATAAGCAGAGGCAAAACGAGTAAAATCTATATTACCTGTAAAATACTGACTTATAGTGTTTGCTCTACCTATTTCTATAGGACCGTTAGTGGTAGCACTGCTTGAGTAACTACCTTGTGCTGTTCTTACATTATTTACGTATAAGTTAATATCTGTAGAATTTATATCATAACTTACAGCTACGTGGTAGTTTATACCCCCATTAGCATTACCACCGTATAATTCGGTAATTGCTCCGCCAGAGTTAATTACTACTCCTACATTAGAGTTAGCACCTACTAATCGTAACATATAATAGTTATCTGAGTCTTCATATCTTGAAAACAAGGTTTGATTAGCTGCCATAGTAGCACCCGTAGCAGGCCTAAAATAAGTATCCAGAGTAACCTGTTGAGAGTGAAAATTAAATTTATCATTAGAAGGGGCACTTAAGTAGTTACTACCACTAAATACCGCCTCGTATCTACCAGCAGAGTTAGAGGTAGAAACGCTGCCTACATTAGTAATAGTACTAGGTAAAGAGCTTTCATCTGTAAAATTACCGCTGTAATTTAATAACAATTTAGTAGCAGTATTATCTCCTATGTCTATACCATCATAATTAAGAGATACAGAAGGATAAGTATAACTACTAGGGTCTTGGTACACTCCAGATAAAAATACCATAAAATCAGTAGAAGAAGCTACATTTACCCCTTCAGGTAATGCAAAACTATCCGTATACGAATTAATAGAATAAGTATTACCATTTACAGTAGTTAAAGCTGCATTTGCATATTCTACAGCTCTTACCGCAGGATACTCTCTAGTAAGCCTATATCTACTAGGTATATTAACTGTTTTTAAAGTAAGAGATGTAGCTGCAGGTGCAGTAACAAAAGATACAGTTATACCATTATTTGATATATCGTAAGAATCGGTAGACTGTAGTACACCATCTGCAAGAGCTACAACCTCTCCTCGATTATCTACAGTAGCAGCAAGATTAAAATCTGTAGTAGTAGCTGTATTAGTATAAACAATCTGTGTTATTGTCGAAAATTCTGTTACAGGCGCTGTTGCCTGATCGGGGTAAGTTGCTACCATGTTAAGCTCCTGCTCTCATTGATCTACGTATTGGTCCGTTATTTGCTAAGTCTCTAGTAACTATATCGATAACAAACTTTTCTCCATCAAACTTAGGAGCACTCGCAGTTGCTTCTTGTGGAGTTCCTTCATTCTTAATATTAACTACTACATTACCGCCAGCACCACCGCCAGAGTTCATAGCTTGTAATCCTGGAGTACCTATTGACTTAGCAGCTTGCTTGCGCATTACAAACTCTCCAGGTTCTAGTAAGGCAGGAACTCTATCACGCAGGCCATTAACACCGCCACCTTGAGACATATGTTTTACTATACCTCCCGCAGCCATAGCAGGAGCAGGTGTTCCACCAGAAAATAAACCAACACCTGCCTTAAATATAGTGCCAAGTAGATTACCACCTGAGTCACCTCCGCCACCAGTTAAACTGCCAAGTATATTACCTAATCCTTGAAAAACAGTTGATCCTATATTACCTAAGCCTCTAATACCTTGAGCAAGTAGGCCGTCTGAACCGAATACTGAATTGGCTAGATTAGGTAGGAAGCCTCCTTCACCGAATATAGAGCTGAATCCGCCTTTTATTCTTTCAAATACAGTACTAAAGAATCCACCAGCTTTATCTTTTAAAGCTGTTACAGGATCTTCACCATTTGCATCGGATGAAGACATTACAACAGGTACAGCCCCATCTCTTAATACTACATTATCAATACCTTCACTAGCTAAGTTCCCGAATATAGGAGAAACAGCGTCCATTACAAAGTCTCCTATAGGTTTAGCTATAGTTTTTTCAAAGAATGTTTCTTGTATAGACTTAAAGATATTAGCAAAAGAGTCTTGTATTTTCTCACCAAAAGTTCTAACATCGTTAGCGGTATCGAAGAAACTAGCATTTAAATCTACTAGTGCTTGAGTAACACTACTACCTATAACTTCTTTAGTAGCATTTAAAGCTTGATTCCATGTATTAGTTTCATAGTTTAAGTCTGCAATTGTACTATTTAAGCTAGTAAGATCATTCTCAAGCTGCGCTTGTAAAGTTAGTAGTTCTAAAGTTCTATCTGTACCTCCTATAGCATCCTGAGCTCGTGCTTTTTCTAGTTCTAACCTTAATAATATTTTTGCATTTATTAATGCTTGTACCTGAGCTGTAGCAGTTGTTTGTAAGGTAACTCTCTCAAGAATTCTATTAGTTTCAGCAATCCCTAATACCTTATTTAAATGCTTTATAGTAGCATCAGCGTTATCTGTATTAAGTTTGGCTATTTTTTCTATAGAACTTCTCTGTTCATTAAATATAGATCCTTGAAGTTTTTGTTGCTTAGCTAGAGCTGCTTGAGTAGCCCCTAAGTTGTCTCCTAGTTGATTAGGTAAGTTAGCCACACTTGCCTTTATTTTATCTCTAGCAATCTCGCCTTCTGGAGTGCCCTTCATTGTGATACCTAATATTTCTGCTACGCTAGTAGCAAAAGCTTCTATACCAACATTTAAGCCTTTTACACTTTCTTGAAATACCGCCATAGCAGCGACTTGAGCTTCTATAGCTACAAAGTTAGCTTTGCTATTTGCTTCGGCAGCGTTTATACGATTTTTATCTAAGCTGGCAGTTAAACTAATTATTTCTTTTTGGTTTGCTGCAGCAGTTATATCGTTTTGAATTTTTTGTTTCCTATTAGCAGTTTCTGCATCAAATATTTCAAGTTCTTTCTCTTGTAAATTAAGTCTATCTGATATCTCAAGGTCTAAATCGCTTCTGCGCATCGCGGTAATCTTCTCTAGAGCATCAACTTCTTTTTGTGCACTTGAACCTTTTTGCATAATAGCAGCTTTTTCATTATTAAAGTTATCTTGTAAAACTTTACGCTGTAGTTCTATATTAGCGCGTTGTTTACTAATATCATCATCTATAGTAGAACCGGGAGATCTTCTCAAGTCTACTAATTCCTGTTCAGCATGTAATATTTTATGAGCATTTTTAACAGCTTCTAAAGCAGCTATCTGAGCCGCTCTATTACTATTACTAGTTATTCTAGCTATCTCTAACTCAATAGACTTTCTTTGTGTGTGAAATTTATTGCGTTGTATATCAGAAGCTGAACTAGCTTTCATAGTTGCAAGTTCAATATTTAGTCCGTCTATGTTTATCTTACTCATTTCTTGGGCTCTAGATAGTTTCGATGCTGAATCAGTATTCTGAGCTATTTTAAACGTAATATCATTTTGCTGTTTTAATAATCTTAGTTGAGACTCTAAAGCTTCTACTTGTTTATCAGCTTCTTTTCTAATTTGTTCAGTCTTTTGAAGATTTTGTATAATTAATCCAAGAGCAGCTTTTTGCGCAACTACTCCGGCATCTGTTAAGGCTACTCCCGCACTGTCTGTTCCAATTCCTTCCGCTTTTATAAGACTAGCAAGATATTCATTTTGAAATGCAGTCATTTGTTCAGTGTTTGTAGCTATCTTACCTGTAATACTAATTAACCCAGAAAAAGCAGTAGTATCTACTCCTGAAATAGCTGAGCTAAAGTTTTTCTGTATACCAGCTAACACTTTTTCAGCTGTTTGTAATTCTCTAAGGCTAGCATTAAGATTATCCATTGGTATTATTAATTCTCTTATTGAACGAGCAGAGGCTAAGCTATTCTTCTTTAGCTCTTTAAGAGCGGTACTTGCACCAGACAATAAAGCTGATAATTTTTCTGAGTCTAAACTAGCGTCAGATAACCCATCTCCTGCGTTGTTTAAAGCATCCTGCAGACGCACGGCATCTAATATAAGATTTTGTTGGGCTTCCGTTAGAGTATTAAAATCCGTACCTTTTGGAAATTTATTATACATAATCTCTACGTCATCACCAAGATTCTTTATAATGCCGTCAGCACTGCTAAATAAATCAGAAATAGTGTTAGCAGGTATACCAGATAACCTAGCAGTCTGTCCTACAAGTAACTCAAACCCTGCGTTTACAGAACTTAGCGCTGATACTAGAGCAGTGTACAG